CTAATTCCATCAATAACAACTTTACCAGAGCCATTAGGTGTGATTGATATATTTCCATTTGCTCCATCAGCGATAGTTACCGTTCCAGAGTTTGTGCCTGAGTTAGTATTCAGGGTTAAGTCCCCAGTACCTTGTGTGGTAATCGTTGCATTGGCGTTACTGTCGCCAACCATTACCGTATCAGCACCTAGATTTACATCTCCAGTTCCGTGAGGAATAATGTCTATATTAGCATTAGATGTTGAGACAATGTCATTACCGTTAATATCTAAACTGCCGCCTAGCTGTGGAGAGCTGTCATCTACTACATTAGCAATCCCTGATCCAGAAAGGGAGCCAACAGATGCAAATGCTAAATTACCAGAGCCATCTGTTTTTAGAACATGCCCTGCGCTACCATCCGCTGTTGGATGAGAAAGCCCATCAAGAATAACTTTACCAGAACCGTTTGGCGTGATTGAAATGTTGGCATTTGATACCGATACGATTGCATTACCGTTTACATCAAGACTGCCGCCTAATTGAGGGGTAGTATCTTCGACTAAATTTGAGTTACCGTATGCGGTTTTTACTGTCCCGCCCATGCCACTATGATTAGAACAATAGTAATAAAGGGTAGCTGCTGCATCCTGTTCTAGTGTTACTTCTACATAAGCACCTGCAGAACCTGCGGTTCCAACTGTCGTAATTCCTGTGGTAAATGCTGAACCGCTATTATGTGTGCCATCTGAAGTTGTTGAGAAGACAAATGGATGCCCGCTGTTTGTGCTATTACTGTTATCAAAACGATATGTAATACCTTTTGAAAGAGATACGGTTTGCCTATCTGTTCCATCAATATGATATTTGTTGCTACCCCCGACAGACGCAACCGTAACTGTGATTGTTGCAACTGCTGCTTTTCCTGAAGTGTTAATACTTGGAGCAAACTTTGCTAAATTTCTGTTTATAGTCATGTCAAATTCCTAAATAGCATATTGTTGAACTTGCAAGATGTCGCCCACCGAAGCACCTGACGCTAAGGTCACCGCTGATGTGCTTATCGAATAATCCGTTGTTGGCAGTAGGAGTATACCGTTTAGATACACTGCAGACTTGTTTATGTTATAAGTTCCAGAGAACGCAGTCTGGTTTGCTGTTGCCGTAAAAGATGTTGTCGAGTAGTTAGCTGATGCCCCACCATACTCCACAACCTCAACAATGTCACCTACAGTTGCACCAGAAGCAAGAACGACTGAACTTCCGTTTGTGGCTGTAAAGTCGGCACTGTTTAGCTTGGCCCCGTTCATGAACACGAGGATGTTTCCAACAGCATAGTTTACTGTAAATGTTGTCTGATTTGCGGTAGCTGTAAAGTTAGTAAAGTTGTGAGCAGCACCAGAAAGCGTTAAGTCTGCAGCACTAGGGCTGATAAACAGGACTGCGCTACCTGATAGGTTTAGTAATGATCCTGTTGAACTGGATGATAGTACCCTTGTTAGGGTAGTACCTGAATGTGTGTACACACCTTGTCCTATCTCAAAGGCAGTTCCATCCTCTATAACGTACCTGACGGTATCCCCATTAGAGATACCGCCAGAAGCAAAAGTCTGAAAACCTGACTCAGCAGAACCAAGGGTCACAGTTCCTGTGCCTGTGGTCGAAGTGCTTACTTTAACTCGATCTGCAAATTTTACCACAGTAAGGCTCCATTAAGCTATGCGAATGATAGCGTTAGAAGCATCCGCTGCAGGGAACTGAATAGTAAAGTCACCTGCTGTAGAGGTCTTGTCAGAACCGAAGTCTAATACGACCACTGTGTCCGTTGTGCCTGATCCACTACCTGTTGTGGTATTGTAGATTAAAGCACCGCGAGCAGTCACGGTTGCATTTGAAAATGTAAGATCACTAAAGTCAGTCAAAGCTGTTGTGCCACTTACTGATGGATCTACTCTTGTTAGAGTGCCACCACCTGCAGAATACCCCGACCCATTTACCTCGTTTGAGGAAGTGTAGGCAGTTGTAGCTGCATTAAAAGAGGCGCTGTTTGTATACATTGCTAACTTGAATGTATCACCCCCTGAGTTTTTAAAGTTATGCGCTCCCTCAAGAAGTTCTTGCTTGAAGGATGTACACATAAAGTTGCCAGAAAACGCCATATCATAATCTCCTTATAAGCTCGGCAAGTTTAGGATGCCCTGCATCGTTCAAGGCATTATACACGGTTGTGCGGTCACTGCGAATAGCTTCTCGCATATAAAACGCAACCACTTTTTCCATGTGCTTTTTGAAGGCTTGTGCCTGATCTCGGATAGCGGGATGTGTACTGTCAGAAACACTTATAAGTTTCTCTACACAACGCTCCGATACCTCATCAGGTGTAAACCCTCTATTCTCTGTAGTCTGTATGTTAACTACTGGTTCTTTCGGTATATCTACATTAAATTTAAACATTGTTCTCGTCTTTGCTGTATCCCTCTTCGCCATCTCTATAACCGTCTTGTTGCAGTAAGCCACCCACTTTAGTAAAGGCTTGCATAGCGAGCTGATGTTGTTTTCTATACTCGTTCATAAGATCTGTATCGCCCTTCATAAACGAATATGCTTCTAGTAATGAGCCGTAAAGCAAAGCTGTTTCGGCATTGTCACCTAACCATGTTGTACCTGCTGTAACAATAGATGGTGGATCGTAATAGTAGTTTATTTGAGCAAGATACGCAGCATTTGGCGTTGGCGCTAATATAAAAAAGCCCGGTGAGGTAGTAGTGCCTCCCACAAACTGACCATAATACTTTGGTAATCCTGTGTCATTCGCAGGATACGCCTCCTTCATATAGGTAACATTTTTATTGAGAAGATAGCTATAATTACCACTGCCATCTGTGATGGCTATAGAATACACTGCGATCATGTCTGTGGGTCTAGCTAGATATTGAGAGTTAGCAACTGTACTACCAGTAGAAGCCTTTCGAAGCTCTGGAATAAGAACCTGACGAAGTATCTTTTCTTCTGCCTGTCGAACAAACGTAGGAATATTAGCCACAAAAGAAGTCTCTGTGTTCTCCGTGTAGTCCTGTATAGCCTGTGTTAACTCTGTATAGTTCATTTGAACTTATCCGTTTCTACTAAAGTTGCCGCCTCTGACGGCCTTACCCATACCACCACAGGAACCACCTTTTTGCATGTATCCCATCTTGTTACGAACAGCCGTAGGGAGTTTCTTCAAACCATTATTGCTTTCGGGAACCGACTTAAGGCTTCCACCCTCTGCTGATTTCTTTGTGGGTCTTTTTTTTGGTCTTAAAGAAGTAGTTAGGGGTATTGATTTTGGTCTAATTTTAGGTCGCAAAGATTGATTTTTTGGATCTTTTTTCTTGCGAACTTCTGCAGCTTTTCTTTTTGTATCTGCTCCTGCCTCAAGCTTTGTAAAAGTATTATTACGCCCTTTGTCTGCTGCTCTTTGAAGGCTACTGCGAGCCTTGTTGCGAATATTGGTAAGTCCTTTAACAATAGGTTGATTTTTTATACCTCTTTTAACAGCATCAACAACTTTTTTAGTTGTGCTTTTTGAGCGCTTACCTTGCTTACCTTCCCTAGATTCCATAGTGCGCTTAGTTCTTGGTAAGTTTCTTCCTGTTTGTGCCATCTTGCCCTCCAAAAAGTTCAATTGAACTTATTTTAACATGTTTAAATTTTCAAATCTACCGTTAAGGTGTATTCACTTGGCCTCCCATACCACTGTGGTTAGTGCAATAGTAGTGTAATGTTGGTGCGCCCGAAGCTATCACGATCTGAGTATAAGCACCTGCGTTTCCGGGGGTTCCGCTAGTTGTAACGCCTGTTGTGTACTCCACACCACCTGAATGGGTTCCGTTTGATGTTGTTGAAAACCTTAGTGGGTGACCACTATTACTCGAATGTGATTGATCAAATATGTAGGTATTTCCTTCGCTAAGATTTCCTGTAGGAGATTCTATACCATCGATGTAAAACTTATTACCACCACTATACCCTGTAGTTACAGTAACTGCGAAAGATTGTGCTACATTGGTAGATAAAGTAGCTACGCCTGTAGTTCCCACGGCAGAAACACCATTTGGAAATGCAGTTATTCCTACGCCTAGTAGGGTAACCGTCCCAACCGCACCTATAGCGGCATTTGGAGCAGTTAGATTTGCGCTATATGTATTAGCCACAACAGAGCCAACAGAAGATGAGGCTGAAGAACCTGTAACGTTCACCACGCCCTCATCGAAACTTATGGCAACTCTACCGACAGCTCCTGTCATAAATTGAGCAGGGTTCCATACAGGAGAAAATCCAAACAACTGTCTGCTTTCTTCTAAAGACCTATCTGGCCTAGCGTGTGCAAGACTTTGAGGATCAAATATTCTAACCCTGCCCAAAAAGTTTTGAGGATGATCGCCATCAGCAACATCCCGACCAACTCTTAGTCCAGTCTTTACGCCATTCTTGAACTCATCAACAAGCTCATTCAGCGGATACCTGAAGCCAGTTCTGTCGCAGAAACCGAAAGCATATTTACTTCTAGCAGTTGTCATCCACCACCTAACATAAATGTATTGTATGGCACAAATTTGATTGATGCTGTTTCAGCATCTTCACCCGCTGCAAGCTCAAACTGATACTCATATTCTTGCTTTAAGGGAACAACTCTGGCTATTGCTTCTGGTTTCTTCATAGCTATTTGATATGCAAGACCCGCAACAAGACATGGAACAAATCTAGGTGGTATAGCCGCTGTTGTGCCAACGCCCGTTGCCAAGCCATCTATTCCCTTTAATCGATGAAAAGCCAAAATATAATCTGTGTCAGGAACGGGCCAAAGTGTTACTTTTGTTTCTGTAGCCAGTCTTTGAACAAATATTTGACTAGGCTTACCCTGTGTATTTTTATTAGATTGAGCTGCGTAAGTAGATACAGATATGCGTTGCAATGCTGCATCAACTTGATTTGTTCCTGTTCCAGTCCTTATTTGATGCTCGATTACATCTATAGTGTCTATGGGCATAGAGTAGGTTGCTGTTCCTGAGCTTAGATTTAAAACACCTGAATCAACCGTAAAAAGATTGAGGCCTCTATTTTGCCATTCGAGCAACATGATATTAAGGCTACGCCTCGCTGTTCGAAGATCGTAACCTGTGTTTAGCTCTAGACCTGCGCGTTCATAAGCTTCTTCAAATATGTCAGGTAAATCTGGTGTAACGACTGCCATTTTATCCTACCGTTTCTTGGCTTTAGAGTTTCTAGGGAAACTCCTGTTTTTAGCTTTTGTTTTCATCGTAAGGTTTTTTCTAGAGTTATCACGAGG